ACAGGTACGTGCTGCCTCGGTATTGCGTGGGCAGGAGCTGCGCCAGTTCACGGAAGCTGGGATTCCGCTTGTAAAATTACTGGCGGATAAATTCACCGAACTTCGTGGCGTTATGGTATCCACGGGTGAGGTATTTGAGCTTATCTCACGCCGCGCCGTACCATTCCGCATGATAGAGGAGATATTCAACGATATGACCAATGCCGGTGGCATATTCTACAACATGCAGAAGATACAGGCAGAGACGTTGCATGGTGTATGGATAAACCTGAAAGATGCCTATGACAAGATGTACTACGAGATCGGCCAGAAGAATATGGGTATACTCAAGGGGCTTGGGCTGTTCTTGAGGAAGATGGCGGATAATTGGGAGGCGCTGTACGTAAGCCTTCAATCTGTGGTATTAGGATATACTGCCTACGTTGTTGTAGCAAAGATGGCAACAAAATCTGTGAAGCAATTAACGGTGGCGCAGATAGAAAATATAGCAGCTGAAACCGGAGTGCTGTATGCAAGGCTATCCAGTACCATTGGCACAAAAGCAGCCACCGTGGCCACTAAAGTGTACGCAAGAGCACAGGAACAACTCGCGGTTAGAACTGGCATCTTAACAAGAGCTTTCTGGAAGCTAACTGCGTCCATGGCGGCTAACCCTTGGGCGTGGGCTATCGGATTAGTTGTCGCAGTGGGTGCGGTAATAGCTGGGTTCACAATGAAGGCAAATAATCTCGACACTGTAATTAAAAGACTAAGTAAATCAACAGACGCATATAATAAAATTAATAACGAGATAAAGCCAGCCCTGGATACGTATAATGAGCTTAACGAAATTGCGCTTAAGAACGAGGGGCAGATGAAGAAACAGGCCAATGCGGTAACTACGCTGGCTGAAAAATACCCGGCGGCAATAACAAAGGTTGATGAGTATGGTCGCGCGATTGAAATATCTGCCGAAATGGTTTCTAAATTAATGATGGCAGAAGAGGACTTGGAGAGACAGCGTTCTGAAAATGCGAATAAAGAACTACTTAGGCAAAAAGCCTTGCTTGTTTCAAAAATGAACGCATTAAAAGAAGATATAAACTCTGGATATTATACGCAAATAATGTCTGGGCGCGAGGGTGGTAGCCAAAGATTGCCAATGACACCATCCCTAATGGCTAAGTGGAATGAAGAAATAGGAAGACTTGGTGAGAGGGTGCAAAAAATAGATGTGGCCTTAAAGGGCGCTGGCGATGACGCTGCTGGTGGAATAGACAAGGCTATATCTGGACTAAAAGAATATGTTTTTGAATTAGAATCTTTAGAGGAGCGGGCTGGTGGTAATAAAATCAAACTTTATGATGCGCAAGAAGATGTTTCTGCATTTGAATCTGACCTAAAACTTCTTGAAGATGTTGCGGAAAAATATAAGGAAGCTGCTACCGAGGCTGAATTTGCGGCAAAACAAGTAAAAAACAAAGAGATTGACGATGCTCAACGGGCTACTTATGAAAATGAGTTAAGGATAGCCTCTGCGGAGATGGAACTTGCACGCCAAATTTTGGAAAAGTACAAAATGCTTGAGCTATTAGCCAAGAAAAAAACGGGTGGTGACGAAAATGAACAGGTTAAAATATTAAGAGATGAGATAAGTGTAGCCAAAGATGCCCGTGCTGCCTACGAGAATTATCTAAAAACCATGACGGAGGTGCGTGCCAAGCAGACGCTTGAGGGGCAGTTGAAGTTTGCCGGGCTGGATTTTGACGTATCCGATGCCGGGGCATATAGGGAATATCTGCAAAACATATACAACAATATTAAGGGCGACCCAAACTACGATGCAGTAAGAAAGCTCATTGAGGATATTTTCGTAGATCTTGATACGAACGCTATTGAACGGGAGCTTAAAAACAAATTGGAGAGAATCGCAAATGACATCGAGAAGACGCAAAAAGCCAACGACTTCTTTGAAAAGATATTGGGTATTACGGGTGATATAGAATTGTCAAAGGCAATAACCGTAAAATTTACGGGGGTTGCGGCTGGCAGCGTTGGTGAAAGTCTACGCGAACAGTTGCAGGAGGTCTTGCAGGGTGCGTTTGGAGATGAGGCTCTTGACATATCCGGACTTGGCATATTGCAGATAGAGGAACTTGTGAATAAGATTCCCGACACAATGACCGAGGTGAAGAGCAAGGCGAAAACATTTTTTGAAAAGTTCAGTGGATACATACGTGAAACAAAAATTGAGGCATTGGAGCTTGATGAAAAGCTAAAACTTCTAGGCATGGATGATTCCGCGCTTTTTGGTACTGGCGTTGTACTTGATGTGCAGAAGGTTGTGAGGGATTTAAGCATAGCGAATCAAAAACTTGCAAAGGAAAAATCGCAACTTGAGGCGGAGGTTGCCGCTGATGAACGTGCCAACGATAAGAAGTGGTATGACGAGCGGATGAAGTATATTGATGATAGCTTTAGGCGTAGTAGGGCAAATGAGAGGACACTCTCCCAAGAGAAATTAAACGACTTGGCAAAGGCAATGTTTGAAGAGCGAAGAAGTATGCTTGGTATAGATTCCCTTTTAAATGATATATCTGACAAGAGTATAGGACAAATAAATGAGGCCATTAGGCGTATCAATGAGATGGCTGAAATAAAGGTTCTTGAAATCCCGGAATCAGCCATAAATGCACTGGCACTCTATGGGTATGAAATAGACAATATAGCCGAATCCGACCTTGATGGTGTATTTGAAAAAACGGGAGAACTTATAAGTGAGGAAGAGCAGAGGGTTATCCGCCTTGTCGTTGTGATGAAAGCATTGGGTATTAGCACAAAGGAACTTAATAGTGCTTATGCGAAGCTTGTTGAGCAACAAAAAAAGGATACGGGCGACGAGAAGCAAAAGAAACAGCGGGATATGCTGATTAGTTCAGCAAAAGAGGTGGTGAAATTGACAAACTCAATCACGGAAATGGCAGAGGCAATGGATGACGATCGGATTGCCGGGCTCACATCTACCCTTGGGTCTCTTGCTGATGTCGTCGAGTCAATAGCAGCTGGCGCAAAAACTGGTGGATGGGTAGGCGCTATTGTAAGTGCAGTGGCCACGATCGCAGACATGCTTGTCGGTGATTTTAAGAAGATTGGGGAATTGAAAGATGCTGTTGCCGATAGTAAGTTGGAGGCTTGGGTGAAATCGGTTGAAGATTTGTCTAAGTCTGAGGGCATATTTGGCGAATCATTTTTCATGGGCACGCGTGAAAGAATAGATGCGGCATCCGAATCAATGAAAAAATACAACAAGATATTGGGAGAGGCTACGAAGTTATATGCAGATACAGACCCGGAAACACAATGGAGACACAATTATGGGAATCCCCTTGGATTTATATCCGACTGGTTGTCAAATGTAACAGTAAAAATATTTGGCACACAAACAGACCTATTTGCACAAAAAGACGCCTATATTGAGGCTTTTAAAAAGGCCTATGAAGCCGGGTACAACGAGGTTGAGGCATTTGTGTTAAAGATAAACGACAGGGGTGGATTTTTCAATTTCTTTGGATGGCAGGATAAATTCGCCTCCTTAAAGGATGTTGTAGAAGAACTTGGGTATGAATTATATGATAAAGGTGGCATATTGAATACCGAAGCATTGCAAGCCGCACTTACCACATATGGAGACGAAATGACCGATGCGCAAAAGAGGTGGGTGGAAGAGGCTATTGCGGCAACCGAACAGTATGCAAGTGCTATGGACGCGCTAGATGACTACGTATCAAAACTTTTTGGCAACTTAGCTTCTGACATAGCATCTTCCATGATAGACTCATTTAAGGATATTGGTGTTGCTGCGTACGGACTTGAGGGTGTATTTAGCGATATTAGCGAGTCCATAATCAACAGTCTTTTACAGACAATGCTCATAGAGGAAGTTCTGAATAAGTATAGTGAATCATTAAAAGCCATAATGAAAGACACTTCACTGACGGACGAGGAAAGGGCGAACGCCATGTTGGATATCGTGAATGAAATGAGGGTTGATATTTTGGCTTTTGCACAGGGTAAAAATGCGTTTTTGGAAGCAGCTAAACAGGCGGGTCTTTTAAATATGTCAGATATGTCTAGCGGTGATCTTGGAGCGGAGGATTGGGCGAAAGCCATCGCTGAAATTGATGCTCTTATAGCCTCGATGATGGATAATGCCGGGGGATATAATGAGGAGCTGTTAAATAATTTGCGCAAGGAGCTTGACGATATAGTAAACAGTATAGGAATAACCGAGCAAAGACTTGGAGAGGAGATGGCTGCGCTATTAGCCGAAAGGCCGGAAGAGGGCACCAAGGCATACGAAGAGTGGGCGCAACGTGTTTCCGAATTAGAGGATAAATTCGCATCTCTCGGAATATCATATGAAGATTATCTAGCGAAGCAAGAGCGTTATAAGGAGCTGATTAGGGAAATAGCCGTAATGGAGGACAGATACGCGGATAGCGAGGCAATAAAATTATTACTTAAACAGAAAAAGGAATTATTAGATAAGATATACGAAGCGGGTTACGGTAAGTATGCAACCGACGAAATGAAGCAGGATGAAACCTTAAAAGAATATCTTGCAGACATAGAATTTTATAATCAACTTGCCAGTGAAGCGACAGATCCAGAACAACAAGAGAAATGGAGAAGGTTGGCCGAGTTGGCGAAGGCTGCATTTGACAATGCTGTAATTGATGGTTTTAATGAAAAACTTGATGAATCGCTATCTGGGTTTGACGACAATATTGACAAGATGGCATTTCTTAAAAACATGCTGTCATCATTATCTGACCAGACAGAGATTGATGAGGTAAATCGTCAATTAGAAGAGCTTGGAGGTATCGTATATAAAGATTTGTATAGCACATATGCAGATGATGCAACGAAGTTCAATGATGAGCTTACCGACATGAATAAGCACATGGAGTGGGCTATCGAGAATGGCTACCCCGAATTGGCAGAGTGGATACAAAAGGCATACGATACAAAGGTTCTTGATAAGTGGAAAGAGGGCATAGACGAGATTGCAAGCGGGCTTGATGCTGATTTTGATAAATACAAGTATTATCAGGATGAGATAAAAAAGGCCGCGGGGATGCTAATAAGGGCTATTCTTGGTGGCGACGATACCGGATCGGCTGATTGGGCCGCGAGATTGAAATATCTTGAAGACCTGCTTGCCGAGTTGGAGGGATCCATGGAGGAACGTATGTGGGATGAATATGCCACGGATGCACAGAAATACGAAGCGGAGCTTTCCAACATTAACAAGGATTTAGCATGGGCTATTGAAAATTACCCGGAACTTGCCGATGAGATAGCTGACGCATTTAACACACGTATTCTTGATGAATGGAAGGATAAATGGGATGAACTATTTGGGGATATAGACTTGAATTCGGATAGGCTAAATGCCATAGATGCAGCTTTGGCCGAAATTGGTGTACCGGAAATATCAGAGGAAGAAGCACGTGAGGGGCGCGATGCGGCATTGCTTAGCGGAGACCAGGAGGCGTATGACTACTATCAGAATCAATTATTGATGCACCAAAAGATTAACATATTACTTCAAGAACGTGCCGACATAATAGACGAACTTGAGAATAAGTACAAAACGGAAGAAGAGGAGTATCAGGATGAGATTTCGCAATACGAATCCGATATTGCAGCGATGAAGAAACTCCTTAAAGAGGCGCGTGAAGATGGAGATGCCGATGCTGTAAGCCGCTGGGAAAAAGAGATTGCGGATGCCGAAACGGCCATGGAGGAATTTGTTAACAATGCGAACTTTGACGGCTTGGAAAAG